TTAGTACAGCTAATTACTGGGATAAACGAATAGCTCATTGATATGATTGGGTTTATTCGTTTATCCCCGTCATCCGCTGTACTACTCTATCCCCGTCATCCGCTGTACTACTCTATCCCCGTCATCCGCTGTACTACTCTATCCCCGTCATCCGCTGTACTACTATTAATGGGTTTTATTTGCACTGTCTAACAGGGTTTGAAATTCCATTATCGTTTGACACTGAACGGCTGTCATCAAGAGCATATCTAATACGGTTTCATTCACAATGAACTCTAATTGTTGCTCAAACTCTTGACGAAGGGAGAGTTCTGGTTGAAATCGAAGATCCACAACCTTTAAGATATTATCACGGGATTTATTTAACTCGCCTTGGGCACGAAGGCGACGCATCATCGGCGTATCTAGTAATAAATCCTCATTCTCGATCAATCTTTCTAACATATTAAGCACCTCTTTATCTTCCAGAAGTAAGAGCATTTCGGCGAGTAACCGCTTTTGCATCTCAAATTTTGGGAGGGTTTTCACCATTTCAACCACTTTGGGCAATAACGTTTCGGGTTTGGTGATTTGGGTTTGTCCAATTAAACCGAGTAAACTGGGTTTATCCAGTTCAACTAATTCTTCGGCTTTCATTTTCCATAAATGAATCACTTTGTATTGCCAAGTTAATGTGATTCCGCCGCTTGGATTAGTGATTTCGTGAATCCCTGTATCATCGATTCCTGCACCTTTACCGACATAAAAAACGACACTGTATAATTCCATGTCTTGGAATTTGAGTGCCAGACGTGATAGTGAATCTAATTCACGTAAAGGCATCGGTATTTGACTGCGTCTGCCTTGAAACTCAATATGTAAGACGATAGTGCGTCCATCTGCTAATTTGACGGTAAAAATTTCATCGGCCCGAACCGGATCGGGTTTGGCATATAACTCAATATTGTGTGGTGTGACAGAATCTACTTCACTTTCAAGAAGCCATGTCGCAAAATCATCAATAAAAGTCGTCACTAATCGTTTTAAAGGACTGTCTGTTGTTGCCATAATATACTACCTTTAAAATGTCGTTTTCACAATCAGAATATGTGGGTTTGTCATAGCGTTGTTTTATTTATACTTAGCGCGGTGACAAACTTTCAGGCAAAAGTTTTTAATGAGGATGGTGGGCAACAAAAACACGTTACCCACCCTACATAAAAGCCTTAAAAATCTGTTCTTGCGTGATACATCATTATTTTTCTTCGCTGAATTATAAAAGTTGTTTATTCGATATTAGGTTGTGATTTATGTTAAGTACTTTGAAACTTCGTTCGCGTAGCTCATTACGGGCCGATAAACGAATAATGAGTACAACGAATGACGTGGATAAACGAATAAGGCGCATTTCCCAGCGTTCTATCCTATAATTTAAAGCAATCACGATTGTATTGATAACTGATAACTGACAACGTTCTATTTGATTTTGGCTTATACCATTAGTACAGCGGATCAGGGGATTGAACGGATTGCTGAGGGGGATTATTTTTGTTCATTATATTATAAAGAGACGCGATGCATCGCGTCTCTACGAATAATCCGTTCAATCCCCAAAAATCCGTTGTACTATACTATTATTAGATAATGAACACTTAACAATAATCCCTCAGGAGTATCCTTTTATGAAACACACTAAACGGGGCAGTTGTTGGCAGATGCCTTCAATCCAATACCCCTTTATATACCTACTATTCATGCTGATATTCGGTTGGCAGTCTCAAATACTGGCGGCCGATATCATTAGCACTGAGGAGAGGAAAATTATTTGATAAAAAATCGACAATTATTTGATAAGGAATCAAGAACTTATCAAATTAATAATCTTGGGAATTAATTGATAACAATAATCAAAAAGAACTTATTAGCAAACAATTGATAAACATACATTAGAGACATGAGTGTAAATAAAGTTAAATTATGACAAATTTTGAATATATTAAACGTTTAAAAAAAACAGATTTGCAAAACGAAATTGAATTGCCTGAATTAATAACACAACGAAGGATGCGTGTATTAAAAGGTGATTTTCAATATTTTTGCTATCATTACTTTCCTCATCATATCTTTGGTGAAACTTCTGAATCGCAGAAATTATTTTTTGCGCGCTTTCCACAACTTATCTCTTCAAAAGAAGGATGTATTGAATGGTTCATTGCGCCACGCGGAGAAGCAAAAACAACACTGTTGACTAAATTGAGTCCTATTTGGATAACCGTTTTAGGTTTGTTAGAATCGGAAAAAATTCAAGAAGAAATTGATTTTCAATCCAAGATACCCTTTATTGATTATATAATTCTATTGGGCGCTGAAACAAGTTTTCCAACAAAACTTGTGGAAATTATAAAAAATGAATTGCTATTTAATCCGCTTTTAAAAAGAGATTTTCCTGAAATAACAGAAAAAGGTGAATTATGGAATAAAGGCGAAATTATTACAAAAAATGGTGTCAAAATTGAGGCTTTTGGTGCGGAACAAGCAATAAGAGGGACTTTTCATGGCTCCTCTCGTCCCAAGTTGTTACTTGGCGATGATTTAATTACTGACAAAGAAGCAAAAAGCCCAACAGAACGAGATAATAGGTGGGATTGGTATCAGAAAGCTATTGCATACCTTGGCCCACCTGATGGCTCTGTTAAAGCTATTAATGTTGCAACGGTGTTAAACAGCGATGATCCTGTAAGTCGAGCAAAGCATGCGTTAGGACATGTTGTTCATCACAGTAAAGCTGTTTTAAAATTGCCCGTGAGAATGGATTTGTGGGAAAAATGTGAAGAGATAATGAGAAATGATGATATGCTTTTTACAGAAAAAAGCAAAGAAACCGTTTTAGAAATAAAAGATTATCCTTCTTACAAATTTTATATAAAAAACAAAAAGCAAATGGATAAAGGGGCAATTACGTCTTGGCCTTCTGTGCGTTCATTATATGAACTCATGCGAAAGCGTGCTGATAACAGAAAGGGATTTGATACAGAGATGCAAGGCGAACCCAGATCGGATAATGAAAGGGTATTTATTAATATGAAGTACTGGGTACAAGCTAATGAACGATGGATAATTTTTGGTGCTTGTGATCCGAGTATGGGCAAGAATGAAAAAAGTCATCCTTCTTCCATTGTCATCGGTGGGTTAGACAAAAAGTCGAATAAGCTTCATATATTAGAAGCAGAGATTAAGAGACGAGTCCCGTCAAAATTGCTGAATGATTTGATTAAATTGCAAAAAAAGTATCAGTGCAAAACGATTGCTTTTGAAAATGTAAACGCCTATGAATACATGCGCCTAACATTTAGAAAAGAAGCTAGCCAAGAAGGGATAATCTTACCGTTAAAGGGCGTGCCCGTTAACATTCCTAAAGAAACAAGAATTGAAAGTCTTGAGCCTTACATTTGTGGCTTAGACCCGCAAATTTTGTTTCATTCCAGCCAATCTCAATTGTTGGATGAATTGAACGATTGGCCCGAAAAGCAGCCCCACCATGACTATGATGGTTTGGATGCTTTATATTTATTATTCACAATAGCAATTCAACACAACTGTTTTCAAAAAGTATGGATAAAGGGCAAATTACATTCCAGTCAATTCAAGCAAAGACCTATTAACTGGAATGGTTATTAGATTACGGCAGATCTGCCGTAATTTTTTGATTAAGAATATTTAATCAGAAAATTATTGGCAGCCCCTGATAAATTTTTTATGATTTGTGAATTACTGAACAGCTTTTCTTGTGTTTGACTATAATCCTGATTTAGAACAGCTTTGCTATAGACTATTTGCGTTATGACGATTTCAATGTTTAATACTGTTGGAGTAAGATTAATATTTGTAGTTTGTAAAAATATTGCCAAATCAATTTTGCCTTCATTGCTTTCATATATGTTCCATTGTTTGAAAGCATTTTGAAGTTCACTAGAAATCATCGCATTAGCCGATTCTAATTCAGTAGTTACAAAACCATCTTGCCAATATTTCCAAGTTATCCTGCCATCAAACGACAATAAATATTTTGTTAAAGTACCACTTGGTAAAATCTCCAAAATATTGATACTTTCACTCACTAATTCTAAATTAGTGTCTTTGGTTATTTGACTGATACTATTGGTGGTAACAGCGTAAAAATTGCCCACAGGATAATTAATAATATCACTAGAACTGAGTTGTGGGGGGGTAAAATTACTGTTCCATCTGACAAAATCAGAAAATCTAAAATCATCTATATAACCCCAAAAATCTGTAGCATCCCAAGCAGAGGTGTGTTTCCCGATTTTGAAACTTTGAATTCCAGTCGGGTTTAAACCTGATGCTGTGATTTCTAAATTACCGTCCAAATATATTTTGGCATTACCAGCAGTATAGGTCATAGCTACATGGTACCAAACGTTATTTGATAATATTGTTGTGCCCGAAGCGTCTGCACTGTGACCCCAAAAGTACAATTTTGTTCGATATGTTCCAAGTCCAAAATTTAGTCCTGTCCCCTCCCCTTCTTGAGCAACAATGACTCTTGAGGTGTTGATATCTATGAATTTGACCCAAAAGTCAATTGTTCTATCGCTTGTCCCGTTTGGAAAATCGCTTGGCACTAAATCTAAATAAGCGTTGTTACCTGAGAAGAAAATTGAACTATATCCAAATTTTGATGTCGTTATCGAATGTTTAATATCGCCTACAGGTGTTATTAATTTTGGAATCCCCCCCCCTGTGGAAATATCATTGAAAATTTGTGAATTGTCATTCGGATCTTCAGCTATTAAAAACACCGTATTATTATCATTTTCTGGGGAAATCATCATTTCCCCGTTTAATTGTAAATTACCAGACAAAATTTTAGTATTGTCACTATTTTGCTGGTAGTTATTTTCATCGTTGAATGGCAGATTGTGAGATTGAGAAGAAATAACAGTGCTTTTATAAACGCCTATTATTTCTTCTGTTTGTATTTGGACTTCTCCATTGTTTTGGATATTTTTGAACAAAATTTGCTTTGTAAATAAATTTTTCCATTTTGTTCCATCATAGGATTTAAGAGTTTGCAGGTTGTTATCAAAGTATATCTTGCCCGTTTGAGGAACTGGTTGTTCTGTAGGTATTAGATTGAGCGAATTGATCAAATTAAGCACATCAGGAACGCCAAGCTCTATCTTTATCCACCCTGTGCTGCCACCTATAAAGTAGAAACGTAAAAAATAATTTTTATGAATAATGATATTCGTATTAATGCCTTCTATAGTGATCCTATTTGATTTGTAAAGTGAGTTTGGTAAAATATAAAAATTCAAATTCAAAACCGGAAATAATTAAATTAACTATGTTGACTCTAGAACAGATTATAGACACAAACTCAGATTCAAGAGAACTTAAAAGAGCTCTTGCTGTGAAATTGGTATTAGAAAGTACCTTGAAAAACAATGAAATAGCTAATTTTCTACAAGTATCAGAAGCTTTTGTCAGCAAATGGAAAAACATATATGAACAGCAAGGTGCGGAAGCATTACTTTTAGGATACAATGGAAAAAGGAGTTATTTGTTAGCGACTGAAAAAGATGAAATTGTTTCATTTTTAAAACAAAAAAAACATTATAGCATAGAAGAACTTCGAGATCATATTGAGGAAAAGTATCATGTTGTTTATAAATCCAAACAATCATATTATGAAATAATGGACGCTGCAGGATTAAGTTGGAAAAAGACGGAAAAGTCTAATCCAAAAAAAGAGGAAACATTAGTTATACAAAAACAAGAAGAAATTAAAAACACATTAGAAGACTACCATGATGCAATAGAATCTGGTGAAGTTGTTGCGTTTATGATGGATGAATGTCATCTGCTGTGGGGAGATGTCTGTGGTTATGTTTGGGGGCGAACTAATGAGAAAATACAAGTTCCGGTCAAGAACGAAAAAGAACGTCAAACTTATTATGGGGCTGTGGATTATTACACTAAAGAATTTTATATGCAACCAAAAGACTCAGGAAATAGTAGTAATACAATTTCATTTATAGAACATTTACGAACTCAAAAACCAGACGCTAAACAATTTTTGTTAATTTGGGATGGTGCAAGCTATCATAAATCTCATGAAATACAAAAATACTTGCAAGAACAAAACAGAAACCTAACAAAAAAGGACTGGACGATTAGATGTATTTTATTTGCACCTAATGCCCCTGAACAAAATCCGGTTGAGGATATTTGGTTGACGGGAAAAAACTTTTTACGAAAACACTTTTTTGAAAATAAGACTTTTGCGCAAGTGAAGCAATGTTTTTTTAATTTTTTAGATGGACAAGTTTTCGTTTTTCCCAAGCTGTCATTATATGGTTAAAATTTACAACTCATTTAGGAACACTATATCAAGTCAATAGCACTAATTGTGATGTTGTTTTGGTCAATGTCTCCAAGAAAAGAGAGAAAATCTACAAAAGTGATATTGGCTATTGGATTTTTAGGTAGCAAAACGGTAAAGCTGGTATTGGCATTAACAACTAATTTTTCTCCAGGTAACGCCTGGTAAGTGTCATTAATAGTAACAATTTGAGAACCTATGATATTTTGTCCATCAAAAGAAGTGACAATATTTTGTCCAGATTCCAATCCTGTCGTTGACAAATTTAAAATACTGATGTTGCTTGGATCTCCGCCTAATGTAACCATACTTGTAACTTGTGATAATGTTATCGCATCGTTTGGTTCTATGGCAGATCCTAAATTCTTTAGTCTATAATTATTCGCTTCAAGGTTTGTTGTAAAGCCTTCTGATATTTTTAAATAAAAATTTAATGTGTTAAAAAGGCTAAGTTCTCCTTGTTGAGCTTGGTGTAATTCTGTTTCTAAAGCATTTAATCTATTGCCTTGAGCCGCTTCCCTCTCTACGAGAGTGGCAAATTCTCCCTTGGCTGATTCTAAATTAGAAAGCCGTCCTTCTTGAGCGGTTTCTCTTTCTACTAGAGCGTCAAATGTGCCTCTAGCATTTTCAACTTCAGAACCTATTAAATTAAAGTTCATATAAAGCGCCGTAAAATTCCAGGGCTCGGATAATATGGCTGGTTCTATGACATTCATTTTGTTATTTCCCTTCTATAATGGTAAATGAACATTTATAAGTGCTCTTTTCACGGGTTATACCAGAAAAAGTGCCTTCCTTTAAAAATCCCAAAACAATATGTTTTCGTTCGCGTGTTGTCCCCTCATTAGGATAAACTGAGACCAAGATATTTTTATTCATATCCCTATCTCTGATGGCATCATCAATTTTTTGCGTTTCCTGCATACTCAAATAATTTAAGCTAATTGGAATTTCCTTATTTTTTACACGTCTGTTTGTTCGGATTGCGCCAGATCGAGACAATGATTGTTTTGATTGAAATTGATATTGTGGGGTATAACCATAATTGAGATTGAATTCCGGAGAAAAATAATAGCCTAAGGCAATTTTTCCAGCCTGAATATAGCCACTCGGATTTTGAGGATCAATGATGAGCACTTTCACAAAAGTGCCAGGCACAGCATCAAAAAACTTAACGAAAAAGGGATAATTTACCAATCCTTCTAGAGAATACCCACCGTAAGGTATAGCGCCATAAGGCCCTTCTCCATAACCATAGAGTGCCCGAACACCAGCCCATGTCTGGTCAAAGGTTATCTCAGTAAATTCTTCATTCAAGGCGAGGATCAATCGCACTTGCGATGTAATGCTTAAATTAATATTCCATAAAACTATTGCAGAAAAGGGGGTATATTTTTCTAAGGAAAAGACAAATTCTTGATCAGCTACTTGCCCGACAGGATAACTTATAGAACGCCAAAGTTTTGAAACTTGTTGATTTTGTACATATTTCCCCGGCATATTCGCATTTTCGCTCGTAAATGTTAATGACGCTTTATCAGTTGGAAAATCCCAAATAAATCGAATGTTGTCAGCATGCATTAGAAAAATGCCTCAATTTCTGCTTTCTCGAACAAGGGAAAATAACGTATGTTTAATATTTGCATATTTTTCCCTTCTGCTAAACCATATCTTGAATCATTCATATTCAAAATATCACCCGGCAACAAACCGAACGGTACTGAGAATGCGAAGAATCGGCATAAAAAGCGTTGTGTCCCTAAAATATTTTGTCGATATTCACATTCTGTTTCCGCATCAGAAATTGAGTCAAGGACAGTTTCAACAGCGTCAGGGTCTGCAATAAAATTTACCCCTTCAGGGGGGAAAAGAGTTGGAACCTCATATTTAGCAATGCGCCATTCGTTTCGTAACCATTCCACTCTTTCTGAATTTGGATAGGCCGGGTCTGTAATACTTCCCGCTAAATCACCGTCCTTTTGTATTGTGTAGTTCCGGTTGTATTTTAACCGTGTACGCCATTGGATATTATTAAGAGGTTCAATACTAAAGTTTTCCAAAGCAATTTCATTACTGTCTAAATAAACAATAGGCAGTTCATTTTCAGGGAGTTTTATCCAAGCGACTGCTACTTTGCCTTCAAAATTAATCAAAAGTGAAGCCCCAAAGCTTGCAAACAAACGCTCTAATATATCTAAATTATTCTGGCGTTCAGTAATATACAAACTAATATCATAGTTTTTTTCGTTTGACAACTCGACAAAACTATCAACATCTATGTCGTTCTCATTTAATGGGCCAAGGCGACACATCAAGTCTTTCGATACTTGGTCAATTTTTAATAGCGTAGTTTGCCCGTCAAGCGTGAGGGTTCCAGCCGGTCGGTTATTTACGGCAAATCTGCCGTAAGCACTATTTAATACATAGTTTGTAACAATAACACCTTTATCGTAGATATGCTCAACAATATCTACCTCTGTGTCGTGCCATTGGTATTCGTGTGTATTGGGGTTGATATTTATAGGTTCTATGTTTCTAAGATGGCCGTATGCTAAAGGAATTGCTTTATTATTATTTTCGCTCGCATTTTCCAAAAGTGTTCTTTGCACAGGTCCATTTAGTATACCTAAACGATTATTAAATCTGAATCTAACATGAGTATCACCAAAATCAACAGAATCAATTATGCCAATAAATAAAGGTTTTACGAGAAAATCATCAAATTTCCACTCTGGATCGCCCAGATAGATTGTAATAGGTCGTTTATCCCATTGTAAATTTTGCCAAAAGTCCAGTTCAGCATCTGCGTTAGTTATTTCTAATTCGCTCAAATTATCCGTGCCAATACCTTTTTCAAAAAAGGTAATGCCTTTTTCTATAAAAAAATCTTCTTCAATTCGGCTTTCAAATTGAATATTGGGTAATGAGGCAGTGGGTTCTGTATAAAAGGGTGCAGATGACATGTAAAACAGATTATTATCAAAACCATCGTATCCTGTTAAGATGACGAGCAAGATGCGTTCGTGATCAGGTTCGGCTAACCAAATTTTATATTCTTCTAATGAAATCATTTATTTGTTTTTTACTTTGTATTGCAGTATCGTAATTTTTTATGTTATATTAATTGTATATATTTGAAAATATTTATATTAAGTCGGCAGATCTGCCGTAATTTTTACTGGTTAATTAATAATGGAAAATTGGATTGATATTTTCAAAACAGGCTTACAAACTTCATCTTCAGGTGACAAGGAACAATGGACAGAAGAAAAACTGGATGAAATTATATCAAATTTTGGGCAATTAGATCAAAACGAAGTTCCTGTTGTCATTGGTCATCCAAAAATGGATTCTCCAGCCTACGGGTGGGTTGATAAAATACGCCGCGTTAAAAATAAACTTCAAGTTAAGTTTAGGGATTTAGTGCCCGAATTCATAACGGGAGTTAAAGAAAAAAGATGGCCTAACCGTTCCATTCGACTTGCTCATACTGACAAAGGGTGGCGATTAATTCACGTCGGATTTCTTGGTGCCGCCGCACCGGCTGTCAAGGGCTTAAAACCCATTTATAACGCTGATATAACTCAATATGAGGATTACAAGATCATGCCTGATAATGACATAACAAATAATGATATACCTCAAACCAACGAGCCGATTGCAGATTATAATTCATTAATTAAATTAATGAAACAACAAAAGCAAGAATTTACTGAGAAGCTGAGCCAATTAGAGAAAAGCGTGAATAGTGAAAGGGGTGAAGGCAACTCTTTTGATCATCAACAGTATGCTCAAGCAATTACCAACTTACAAACTCAAAACCAAACTTTGGAAGCTGAAATAGTTGAGGAAAGAAGGAATCGAATACTTCAACAATTCAGTGCTGAAGTCGCTTCTTATCCAAATTTGTTAGCTCCTCAAATTGAAGGGTTAGCTGAGTTTATGTGTAGCTTGGGTTTATCCCCTTTATTGGAATTTTCATACCTTGAAAAGGGCGAGGGCGAAAAAGGGCAAGTACTCAAACAAGTCAATCAATTAGATTTTTTTAGGTCTTTTTTGAAAACATTACCGCCTTTCCCATCTGAATATTTATTTTCAGAAGTCTCAGCCCCTCCTGCTAATGAAGATTCTGATAATCCTTTAATGCAGGCGGTAGAGCAACTTGTTGAAACGGAATTTGGAGGCTTAAAATGAGCTACGCGCCAGTAACAGAACCTGGAAAATGGGGTGATGCGATAAAACATGAATATGACACCTCATTTACAAGGGAACGCATTACAATTGCTTCAGGTCAAAACGCTGTTTTAAAACAATTGACATTGTTAGGGCAAATCACGGCAACTAATAAATATACGCCCTTGAATCCAGCAGCAAGCGATGGCAGTGAAACGGCCAAAGCGATTTTATATACTAATGTAGATGCCACATCGGCAGATCAAGAAGCAATAGTATTAAAGCGGGGGCCTGCTATTATTCATTTTGAACAATTGGTTTTAGTCAATGAATTAGATGCTAATGCAATAGTAAATGCTAAGCTTTCATTGTTGAATGAAAACATAATCAGCCGGGAAGGGGGTTAAAAATGGTACAACACCCTACTGAACATTTTCAGTTAATTCAAACAACAAGAGCCATCAACAAAATTCCCAATAAATGGAATTTACCTATCAATCCCTTTAGAAATGAAGGGATTATGACAACAGGTGTGCGTATACAAGAAATTAACGGGGTATTGTCCATTTTACCCGTAAAAATACGTGGGGAAGCGCCGACTGTAAACAACCGGGATACACGGACTTTCCGATATATAGATGCGCTACATATTCCATTTCAAGACCGGATCGAGCCGCAAGATATTCAAAATAGCGTTGATTGGAACACTGGGAAACAGCTTGATGGTATAACACAAGCCGTTGCACGTATATTGCGTAATCACAGGGAAAAACATGCTATGACGCTGAGGTGGTTACGCATGGGAGCCATGAAGGGCTTAGTGTTGAACAACGATAATACAACACTTATAGATTGCTACGCTGAATTTGGAATAACGCAAAAAACTATTGATTTTTCGCTAAGCGTAGACACAACGGATGTCCGTAAGTTATGTCACGAAATACACCGGCATACAGAAGATCATTTGTTGGGCGAAAACATGAACAGCATTGTTTGTTGGTGTTCTTCTGGATTTTTTGATGCTTTGGTGGCGCATCCACAAGTTGAAAAAGCATTTATCAATCATGGTGCAGCTATTGAGAAGTTGGGAGGAGATATTCGCAAAGGATTTAATTTTGGTGGAATTGAATTTTCGGAATACAGGGGACGTTCTACCGATGGAAAAGGGAATGTTCGCAAATTTATTGCAGATGACGAAGCCCATTGTTTTCCTTTGGGAACGAGCGATACGTTTGTAACTTATTTTGCGCCGCCTGTTTTGGATGGTTTAAACCAAATAAACCGGAATGGATTAGAACTTTACGCTATGAGAACGAATGATCTTAAAGGCCGTTGTATTGATATAGATAGTGAATCCGATCCCCTTCCAATTTGCAGACGGCCGGCTTTATTGGTTAAGGTAACAATGAGTTAATTCATTTATTTATTAATTAGCGCCCGCTTAATTTATATAGTAACTAAATTCATTTATCGGTGATAAAGGGACAAGTCATTCAATTGGCCGATTGTCAAAAAAACGTCATCAAAAAATAGAGGCATTACCTGCATAAAGCGAGTAGAAACATTATTGATTATGCAGTAGAAAC